AGACATCCAGGCGCAGGTGCTGGCGATGGAGGCAGGGATTGTCTCGCGCCGCAAGGTTGTCGAGGCCACGGGCTACGACGTCGAGGAAATAGACCGCGAAAACGCAGCCGACGCGGCGCGCGTTGCAGCATTGGGTCTGCAGTACCGCACCAGCCCTGGCGAGACGCAGGGCGCGCGGGCCACGCCCGCCACCCGTCCGGACCCGGGCAAGGGCAATGGTGATGACAGCGGCAATGACGGGGACGATGGCGCAACGGCGTCCGATCCCGCCACACAACAGGAGTAACATCATGAATAGCTGGTACACGATCCGGGCCCGGGTGACCGGCGCGGAGGTGCTGATCTACGACGAAATCGGAGCCTATGGCGTCTCAGCCAAGGGGTTTCTGGCGGAGCTGGGCGCGCTGCCGGATACCACACCGCTGGCCTTGCGGATCAACAGCCCGGGCGGCTCGGTGTTTGACGCGGTGGCGATCTATAATGCGCTGAAGCGTCATACCGGCACCGTCACGGTCTGGATAGACGGCATTGCGGCTTCAGCTGCCAGCTACATCGCCATGGCAGGTGACGAGATCATCATGCCCGAGAACGCTTTTCTGATGATCCATGATCCTTCTGGCCTTGTCATGGGCACGGCCACTGACATGCGCGAGATGGCCGAAACACTGGACAAGATCGCGGGCAGCATGACCCGGGGCTATGCCGCCAAATCCGGCAAGCCCGAGATTGAAATCGCAGCGCTGATGGCCGCCGAGACATGGTTCGATGCGCAGGACGCGGTGGATCTGGGGTTGGCCACGCGCATGGCAGAGCCAGTCCGTATTGCCGCCAGCTTCGACATCGGGCGCTTCCGCAATGCACCGCCAGTGCTTGTCGAGGCCGTCGAGGCGGCAGAGGCTGGAGTGGGTGAAACTGTTGATAGTCACGACGGTATTCAGATCAGCGATCCGCTGTCGCGTGAGGCCGGTTCCACCGTTACGGACCCCAATAAGAGCGTCGAAGCTGCTGGGGCTGACCTTGAAGCAGATCCAGACGCGGAACCCGCGCCCGATCCAGAAACTCTTGCGGCTGACAAGACTTTTGATCTGGATCCAGACCCAGTTCCCCTCTCGGATGGACGGAGCACTGTTGGAGTTGCCAACACTGCTCCCGACGCCAGCGCCATCCGTGCTGAAGCCATCGCGCATGCGCGCGCTGTGATTGATCTGTGCAGCCTCGCCGGTCAGCCGCAAATGGCGGGGCGGTTTTTGGAAGCGGGCAGGGGCCTTGATGACATTCGCGCAGCCCTTCTGGCCGCCAAGGCAGATACCGATCCTGATATTAGCAGCGCCCATGCCCAACCGGGCTTGGCAAGTTCCACCCACCCCTGGGGCGATGTCATCGCCCGCACCTTCAAGTTGAAAGGATAAATTTGCATGACCACGCTCACTGAAGGACCACATCCAGGCGGCTTCCTTGTCTGGGAAGTGCTGCGGGATTATACCCGTGAAACCACCACCATCGCCTCTGGCGCGGGCAAATTTGCCCCCGGCACAGTGCTCGGCAAAATCACCACGGGTGGTAAATACACGGGCCTCGCACCTGCAGCTACAAATGGCAGCCAAAACGCGGCAGGCATCCTCTGGGCTGCAATCGATGCAACAGACGCCGACGCGGCCAGCGTGGTGATCTTGCGCGGCCCTGCCATCGTGAACCGCCACGAGATCATCCTGCCCGAGGGCGCCACTGAGGCGCAGATCAACGCTGCCATCACAGCATTGGCAGCCCTTGGCATCATTTTACGCTGAGCGATCGGCGCAGACCCATCATCCTCACCTGAATAGGAGGTCGGCTCATGGCCACCATGGACATCTTTGAAGGCGACGCCTTCAGCATCATCGAGTTGACCCGCGCGCTCGAAAACATCCCCTTCAAGCCTGCGATCCTCTCGGGAGCAAACCTGTTTGGCGCGCGCGGTGTGCGGGCGCGTACGATTATGATTGAGAGCCGGAATGGCACGCTATCGTTGATCCCGTTCTCGGAGCGCGGCTCGGCTTACGAACAACAGGTCCCTGAGCGGCGCGACATGCGGGCCTTTGTCTGCCGACAGTTTAAAAAGCAGGATGTGCTCTGGGCCTCAGAGATCCAGGGCATCCGTGACTTTGGCTCGGAAACCGCAACCCAACAGGTGCAGGCAGAGGTCGTGCGCAAGATGGGGCGGCTCAGGAACGACGCTGAGGCCACCTTCGAGTTCCACCTCTTCAACGGTATCCAAGGGGTGGTGAAAGACCCCAAGGACGGTGCGACGGTGATCAACTACTACGTTGAGTTTGGTATCACCCCTGCGGTGGAAGTGGATTTTGACCTCGACAATGCCACCCCTGGCTCGGGGGCGCTGCGCAAACGCTGCCAAGCCCTGATTGAAAGTGTTGAGGACAGTCTTGGCGGACTTGCCGCTGGCCAGGTGCAACTTCGCGCCGAATGCGGTTCGGCCTTCTTTGCTGATCTGGTCGCCCATAAAGAAGTGCGCGAGACCTATCTGAACACGGCCGCCGCTGCGGATTTGCGGGGCCGCGTCGGGGAAGCGGTCAGCTTTGGCGGTATCAGCTTCCACCGCTATCGCGGCGGCCTTGGATTTGGTGTGCCGACCGACAAGGCCTATTTTTATCCTGAAGGCGTCGAGGGGCTGTTCGAGATCTACTACGCCCCCGCTGATACCTTCGAGACGGTGAACACGCTGGGCCAGCCACTCTACGCGCGGATGATCCCCGACCGGGATCGCGATGAGTGGGTGCGCCTCGAGATCGAGAGTAATCCGCTGCCGATCTGCACTCGGCCACAGGTGCTGCGCTCAGCACGGCGGACCTGATGACAGCCTTTGCTGCTGCTGTCGGCGTGCTGTTTGCTGATCTGAATATGTCGGTGGAAATCTGGCACCGCGACGGGGAGGGGCGCTTTACCCGTGCGCGGGGCGTCCTGCGACGACCTGATGAGATCACTGAGTTCGGGTCCGCGCGGCTTTGGTCGGAAACAACGCGCATTGATCTTCGTGTGGCCGATATCCCGGCCCCGCGTCCGCAAGAACAAATCCTGATCGGAGACGAGACGTTCCTGATTCAAGGCGAACCTCGTCGCGATCGGGAAAAGCTGATCTGGACCTTGGAGCTCAGTCTCGCATGAGGATCAAACTCGATCTTGCGCCTGATCTGATCGCGGCGATGGCGGCCGAGATCAAAGCAGGCGAAAAAGCTGTCTCAACCGCCATGCGCGAGGCGGGTACAGGGCTGAAGACCGCTTGGCGCGCTCAGATCACCAGTGCCGGGCTTGGGCGGCGGCTTGCCAACTCGATCCGTAGTCAAACTTACCCTAAATCTGGTGACAGCCTAAGTGCGGCCGCCTTGGTGTGGTCGCAAGCGCCGGTGATCCTCCGCGCGCATGACACCGGACCGTTGATCCGGTCCAAGGACGGGTTTTGGCTGGCGATCCCTACAGCGGCTGCGGGCAAGTCAGCCCGTGGTGGCCGGATCACTCCGGGTGAATGGGAACGCAAGCAAGGGCTGAAGCTGCGGTTTATCTATCGCAGGCAGGGACCTAGTTTGCTGGTCGCCGAAGGGCGGTTGAACACGAAAGGACGAGCTGTCGCGTCAAAGTCAAAGACTGGACGCGGCGTCTCAACCGTGCCGATCTTTTTGCTGGTGCTTCAGGTAAAGCTTGCGAAACGCCTTGATCTGGCGCGCGATGCAGAGCGGGCCGTGGACCGCGTGCCGGAATTGATTGTAGCGAACTGGGTGGAGGGCAAAGTCTGATGACACGCGAAACCATCCTGACCGCCCTTGCGGATCTCTTGCGGCTGATCCCGTCCGTCCCGGTTCTGCGCGGCGAGGTCCTGCCTGAACGCGTGCCAACTTCTGGCCTGATAATCCTACGCGACGGCGATCCGGGAGATCCGGCGGTGACATTGTCGCCGCTCTTGTATCATTTCCAGCACCGCGTGGAGCTGGAGGTTATCGTGCAGGGTGTGGACCGTGATGCGGGCTTTGCCACGCTCTGCGGCCAGATCGGTGCCGTGATCTCTGCGGACCATACGCTTGGTGGCCTCTGCGACTGGGTTGAGGCGGAAGCGCCGCGCCCGGTCGATCTGCCGGTCGAGGGGGCAGCAAACCTGAAAGCTGGCGTCCTTACGGTCGTGCTGCATTATTCAACTGGGGATCCACTTTCCTGAACAGGGACAACAGGTTGTACTGGCATCTTAATGCGACCTTCAATCATGGCGCCAAAATCAACTGAGATTGCAGCGGTTATTATATCGGCCTTGACCCGCGCGCCTGGTTTGATGGTGAGGGACGTCGCGTGAATTATGCCATCAACCTCGCCTTCGACAATCACACTTGCTGCGTGGATCCCACCCTCGACTTTTCCAGACTTTGTCACAACGAGGGTTTCTGCGGTGAGCTCGCCAAAAATGCTGCCACCTAACTCAACGATGCCATCACTGGCAAAATCGCCTTTGATGGACGTGCCCTTAAGAAGAATTGAGCGTTGTTCATCGATCTGTGGTGCTTCGCGGTTGGGCGCGACATCGGGCTTCGGGGATTCTGGGTCTGGTTTTGCTTTTGAAAACATTAAACTGGCAGCTTCTATCATTGATTTTGGCCAGTTGAGCCAAAAAGACCGTTTTGGTCAAGCTTTAGGACCCATTTAAACAATACCGAGGAGATGAAGATGGCACGAGCGCAAGGCGCGCGGGCGCAGATGGCGCTTGCCTTTGAGACGACCTATGGCACCGCCCCGACCACGGGGTTCAAGCTGATGCCCTTTGCCAGCACCTCGCTGGGGGCTGAGCAGCCGCTGCTGGCCTCGGACCTTTTGGGCTATGGTCGCGATCCGCTGGCCCCGATCAAAGATGCGGTGACGGCGGACGGTGATGTCTCGGTGCCGATTGATATCGAGGCGTTCGGGTTTTGGCTCAAGGCCGCCTTTGGCGCGCCCGCCACCAGCGGCACCACGCCCAAAACGCACACCTTCACCTCAGGGTCTTGGGCGCTGCCAAGCTTCTCGGTGGAAACCGGCATGCCGGAAGTGCCACGCTATGCGATGTATTCGGGCTGCATGCTGGATCAACTGAGCTGGACCATGCAGCGCTCGGGG